AACTACATTTAACATTTCATGGTATAATTGAGTTCCTTTTGCTACAATTTTATAATCTGATTCTGTACTTTGTTTAGCTTCCACTTGATAGTATTGAACAAATTTATCTGTACTTGCTCCGACTACAATATTCAAACGAGTTAAAACTACTCCATCTGAATACTCGACTAATTCATCAGTTAATGTAACTGAAGCTGGTGCAGTAACAGAATAAGGATTAGGTAATGTTGTGCTTGGTGTTGCAGTCGCTTGTGTTTTAGTTGCCCAAGTGTAGTGAGAATCTTGATGAATAACTAAATTTAAATCTATTGTATAATCTTCATTAAAAGTAATGCCAATAACTCTGTGGGGTTTTGCAGAATATCCTAAAGAAGAAAGAGTAACATTAACAATATCTCCTATGGCTAAATCGTAAGCATCAAATCCTACTGTTAAAGATAACCCTTTTGAATCTCTTGATCTTCTACATATTACTTCTGCTAATTCTAAAGCTTGGTATGGACTTGTAATGGTTGTAAAATCAAATCTTCCCTCTAATAAAAATCCACCATCAGCGGCTTTCATTGTTGCGTGTTGGTCGGCTGACGTATAAGCACTATCGTCTATTTCAGGCCATTGGACTTCATCCACTTGATAATTACGATCAGGATTAACATAACTAACAATAACTCGGTTAAATTTATTTGATTTGCTTTCACTTGCTAAACTATATCCACCAATAATATCATCTTCGGTTAAAGTAATAGAAGCTGATCCAGTTGTTTCAACAATCATTTTATATTTACCGGCTGAAAAAGGTAAAAATGATCTTGCACCTTTTGTTAATTCTCGAACATTGTCTAGGACTTTGCGTGAGGTGTCCACAACTGCATTACAATCCATTACGTCAATCGTTGTTGAACCATAAGCAGTAACATCGGTATCGCAAACTCCTGAAGCAGTATAAAAACTTGGTATATCAATATTGGCTATGGGTATTCCTTTTCCATATCTTTCGTTTGTTAAATAATCTAATAAGCACCAAGCCGGATTATCTGAATGTGCGGCTGTTTGTGCGACTGAACTTCCATCGTAAGCTACTACTTTTTTTCCTTTTATTAATGCAGTAATAGTTGGTAAGCTAGAAAAAGCATCTTGATTCCATTTCATTTTTAAACTTATGTAAGCCAACCCCCTTAATCTATGGTTCGAAGTCCAAGAGGATAATGTACCTAATAAATCGCATTGTGCTTGTGAATCTGTTCCATAATGGCATTTAACACTAATTAAACTTGTACTATCTTTATAAAAATTTCCATCGCTTGAATCTACTGTTCGTAAAGTATCATCTGCTAATGCACCTGACCAAGTAACTTCTTTGTCATCAACATAAATTTTATCTACACTTTCAATTTCGCCCTCGCATAACACTAACCCTATGTATAAAAATTCATTATCCGTTCCACTTGTTTCTACAAAGACTCTTGTACCACCCACTTTTCTAATTCCATAAACAACAGGAATAGACATATCGTTGGATTGATGATTGAGTAAAATACCTTTTTCAAAATTATTAAAATCGCTATCTCCAAAGTCAGGACTTTCAGGTTTTCTTGTTGAGTAGTATAACCAGCCAATCGCAAAGACAGCTAGAGCAACCCAAGGGTTTATTTTAGAAAAAAACTTAAATACTTTGACTGCTTTTAAGGCTTTAGTAGCACCTGAAAAAAATGACTTTGCCGCTTTTAAAGGATTAGGAAAACCCATTATGCTCTACCCCACTTAATATCTAAAACAGTTTCACTTGAAAAATCCATGCCTTTATCTGCACTAAAGAATCGTTGTTGGGATGTATTGTTTGTTTTTCTTCCTGATCTCTTTTCAAAATCAGCCCAATGAGAAACAATATTTAAACTTAATACTGAATCCGTATTGGTTTCTTGAATAGCATACGTTTCGATTGTTCCTTTATATAATAAAAAAGGATCAGCAATAATGGCATTGTTAGCATCTAAAAATGCTCGATAAATAGTAACAGCATCATTTACTATATTTTCTGCTAAAGCGATTGAAATATAGGTTTGATTTGCACCGGATAATGCGATGGTTAAACTGGATTTATTAATATCAGTTTCTTCTGAATAGGATGGAATATTAACTAAAAAACTACTTGATGAATAGGTAACACTAGAACCTGAAATACTTGAAGTGAGATCGTGTACGCAATCGGTAATATTTATTGGTGTGCCAAAGCCAATCGTAATCAAATGAACAGGTTTAATTTCATTTGTTGCTAGATGTGTCTTTACTCCTGATGTTAAGCTTCTTGTCATATTTTTCGTAACTTGTTCGTTGCACCTTAATACTATCTAATATTTTATATTTAGCATTTTTACTAGGATTTCTAAACTTTCCTAAATCATTAGTATCAATGTTAATGTGTTCGCTATCTACTACTTCTTCAGCCAACATATCAACATTGATCCAATACTTCACAAGATATTGCGTCATCTAATATCTATTTTCTTTTTTTCTTTTTGTTGCCTTTTTTCTTCTTCTTCTTGCCTTTTTTCTTCTTCTTTTTCTTTGGCATATATCCTCCTTTCGTTATAAAATTATAAAGTTTCTTCCACATCAAATTCAAATTTGTATAAATGGTTTCCGTCTTTATCAACTCCTACAACTCCGAATTCTTGCATATCATTGGTTAGATGAACTGTAAAAGGAACGTTGTCATAAGTAACCGAACTATCATCCGCTAAAGCAGTTGTGAGAGGTGGCTCTATTGTTGTTGTTGCTTCATTTGAACCATCTGCTGTAACATCTGCAACCACCATATAAATTTTATCATGTGCAAATTTTATAAAATCTCCAGCTTTTAACGATCCTGTCATATCATCAACAGCAATCGTTGTATCTCCAACTGCGTGAACACCATTAACTAAAACAGTTCCACTAATATTACCTCTAGCATCTTCTAGTTCAGGTGGGATAATCGTAAAGTTTTCTTTTCCACTTCTTTGCTTAACGATAAAAGCCATTAACTCTCCGTAAGCAGTTGCTCTAGTTGATGTAATAATAGAAATAGTAAATGCCCATCTTTGAGCATCAATCGTTCTTGATAATTTTTTTCCACTTATAGATTTAGAAATAAGTGTGGGTTGGATAGATTGAATACCCATTGTTGAAAATTTAGAAGTTGATATTGGAAATGCACCACTCATTATACGACACCTCTTGATCCTTTTTCATTCATAGCATTATTAATAATAGAAGCGATTGTTCCTCTATTGGCTACTAAAGCTTCATCAAAACCTCTGGAGTCTATGGTTGATATATGGAAATTCACATTAACACTACCTCCACCAGTTCCTCTAGCATTTTGTGTTATTTGCCCTGATGTATTTGGAATAAACATCTCTGGGCCTCGTTCTCCCACAAGAGTTGGTGTGCCTTTTGATACTGCTCCACCATGTTGTAATCCTAGAAAACTCATGCCTGTACTTAATAAATTAGATTTTGTTTTAGCATCCTCAAAAGCCCATTGTTTTGCTTTTTCTCTTGTAATTAATTTTTCAATAGCAAGTTCAACACCTTTTCTAACAATAACTTCTATGGTAGTGCTTAAAATTCTAACTAATAATTCACTTGCCATTTTTCTAAATGTATCTGATAGTTTCTCTCCAAGTATTAAAGACCTTGCTAATCCATCTGACATTTTTGTAATACCGCTACTAATGCCTGTTGCGATAGTCGTATTGATATTTTTGATTTGTTCATCAAGTTTAGCAATAGCACCCTCATTGATTCTTCTAAATTCTTCTCCAATTTTTTTAACTGGTTCTATTTGTTTTTCAACTTCTTTTGTTATGCCCTCTTGTGATTTAAGAATAGCTTGAACTTTAGCATCTTCAAAATCAAAATTTTGTTTATGTTTAATTAAATTTTTACTAATCTTTTCTTCGATTTTATCAATTTCATAACCTAAAGCGAAATATGCGGCTGCTGCGGCAGTTGCCGCTAAACCAATAGCAACAATATTACCGGTTAAAGCAGTCATAGCTGTTAATGAAACAACAATAGGAACTAATGCTCTTCCCCACCTTAAAAACATAGCCGCAATTTTTAATGAAATTAATACTTTAAATACCTCCATTACTGCTGTCATATTTTGTGCTATAAATTTTAATCCACCAGCAAGTTTTTCAACCGCAACACCTAAAGTTGTTCCAACAGTAATTGCAATATCATCTAATAATTGTGAATTTGTTTCTAATGATTTATTGAGATCGCCAAATTGTCTTTTAAGTTCAGAAAAGAAACCAGCATCTAATAAAGTTCTTTTAAAGTTAAAAACTTTATCGCCTATCATTGAGAGAGTTCCTGTTAAAGTTTTGGCTAATTCATCAGTTGCTCCATCAAATTTTCCACCCTCTCCAAAGACTCTATCAAATGCGGCTGCTGTTGCTTCTATTGATACTGCTGCACCAGCTTTAAATCCTAACATTGATTTAACACCTTTATCTCTAAATAAATCTGCGGCTGATATACCAGCGGACATTGACCTTTGGATTTGTTCGGCTGTTGTTTTAAAATCTAATCCTGTAACTGCGGCAACATTACCAGTAATCTTCATTAGATGTGCCATTTCTTTTGCGTCATCACTAACAACTGCAAGAACACCAGCACCTTGTTGTATTTCTGCTAAAGAAAAAGGAACTTTTGCGGCAAACTTCGCCATTTCATCAAAAGCTTTTGCACCCTCTTCTGCTGTACCAAATAAGAATTTTAATTTGACTTGTAAGTTTTCTAAATTTTTTCCTGTATTAACTAGATTTCTAATAACAAGACCAGCACCTAAACCGATAAAGGCATTTCTTAAATTAAAAACAGAAGCTTTTATTCTTCCCAAGCTTCCTTGCAAACCTTGCAATGCTCGTTTCGACATATCTTTTGCAACTATGTCTATTTTTAATTTCTGTGTCATTTATTACCTTTTATGTTTAGCCATTCTCTCTTGACTTTTATACTCATCTTGTTCTTTTTTCAAGTAAGCTAACCAAAGATTATAATGGCTGACTGGCATTTGTAAAACTTGTTGGATGGTAATGTGGAGTCGGTCAGCTACAACGAGAAGCGACCTTGTTGAGGGGTCGCTAACTATTTTTTTTCGGCCACCTCGTAATTGGTGTCAGCAAGGATTCTATTGGCTACTGTTGCAATAACATTTGAATCTGCTTTTTTTCTTAAAGAGAATTTATCTTCAGGTGCAAAAGCTTTTTTTAATTCGCCTTTGTCATCCTTAACTTGAAGTTTCATAATTAATAGATCAACCAAAACAGTTAAGTCTTGGAAGTTATTGGACTTTTGAAAAATCTTATTTTTTTCTTCAAGAGTTAAAGGTTCGGAATAAAAGACAGATGGATTACCATGTTCGTCTTTCCATTCTTCCACTTCAATAGTAATTGTTTGCAGAGTTTCAAAATGTGTTTTAACTCTATCAATTACTGACATAAATTAAGTTATACAGTTGCTATTGTTAATGCTCCAGTACCTTGAAAAGTAACTGATCTTGAAACAACCCCATCCATTGAATTATTAGTACTCATACCAGTAACAATTCCTGTGCCA